CTGAGTGTTTCATAGGTAAAGATAAGTTTCTTTTTTTTTAGGTCGTCAGCAAATTGACTTTCAAATTTACTCTTGTACTTAGAAGTCTGCTGCGGTTGGGGTCGGAGTTTTCTCTTCATAACTTGAAGGTTCTGCTGTATCAAAATCATCTGCTCCGCTTCCTGTCCAAGGAACTATATCCCTGAAGCAAAAAGATATGGGGAATAGTTTGATACCAACACCATTACCCTGTGCGTCATAACCAGAAGCAAGCAGGGCTGCTTGGCCTGTAGTCTCTGGACTAATCTTCTCCATAGTTTTTCTTTCGTCTTCACTCATCATCAGGTTTTGTCCTGACGCAGGGTCATGCTTATACAAAGTGATCGGTTGGTTATTACCTTTTAATCCTTTCACATTCTTCTTGAGCTTCAAGATTAAGAAGTCATCTTCAAATGACCAAGGGAAAGTAGGCTTACCTGTGTTCTTGTTCTTTGTAAGAGTGAATGTTCTTGTTGGGTAGGCAGCTTTCAACTGTGACTTCCAACCTTCTAGTAAGTTCTCTAACTGGTTGGCTATGTATGAAGTAGCTTCATGTTCTACTTCTTTACCATCTTCTTTTACCTTGACGATTGTGCCGACAGGTATCATAGCTTCTGTCTTCCACTTCTCAACACCCATGTATTCATCAGGTGTTACTAGCCACGAATAACGAAAGCGAGTTCCTACAGGAGTGACTATTTTAATCTGCTCCGATTTAATTGATTCCATGTTTACCTTGGATTGTTCTTGTGATTCGTCTTATAAAAGACGTTCCCTAACTATACCTTGATCTTTTGTTATGTAAATATATATGGTGCTGTCAACACATCTGTAATATCAAACTCCCCCATCAGTAGTGCAGGTGGTAATCCCTTGGTATTACTTAATTGATCTGCTGCTTGATGATGTAAGTTATCTAAATTATTATCACTGTATATGTAGAAGAATGTCTGCTTTACACATTCAATCAGCCTATCAAGTTCAGCAGCAGGGCTACCAAAGCAATCATGAATTATACAGAACTGTTTTAAATCCATCTTGCTTGCTTCAACCAGACTCAAATGAAGATGAGCAGCGTCAAAGGAATGTATGTAATTACTTGGGAAACCTTGCAGTTGTTTTCTCTTGTTGACTAGCTTCTCGTCAGGCTCGGCAAGACTCAGGTAAACTGTTTGATTACTTAGCTTGGTCTTGATTCTTTTAGTATGGTTTGTATAGTACTTCTGCTGAACAAGAAACCCAGAGGGAGTATGCCATGAGATAGTCTTGTTCTCTTTGTTAAAACATAGAGCTATCTTTGACAAGTAATTTAAAACTTGATAACTCTCAGGGCATATATCTTTTACAGCCTGTTCGATTATTGCAGCAAGGTAAAAGTTATTCTTAAAATTTTTTGCCATTGAAATATTTTTTGCAACAAAATATTTTTCTATGTAGTTTGCTATTCCAAAGGTCGTTGAGTTATATGGAATCATAAGCACTGGTTTCTTTATAAACTTTCTAGTCAACAAGTTTGAAATCTTATTCCAAGTCTTGCCTTGTGTTGTTGTATCTGTCTCTAATATTTCTTTGACTCTAGCTAGTACATCTTTATATAAATCTTGTGGTTTGTTTGCTCTTTGTAAGTTGACCTTTTGTGCTAGTGCTTGAGATGAAATCAACCCTGCGATATGTTGGTATCCATTGTTAGTACCATCAAGACAACAACAGAAACGTGAGACATATTCTCCCTTCAATCCTACCTGACAAAATTCGTACCACTCTTTGCACCAAGCTAGGAATTGCCAAGGGTCTTTCGCTTGACCCCATATATCTATGTTGTCCAATGGGTTAAGTGTTACCTGTTCAGCAAAGTCTTGGCCTTCTATGTAAGCCCACTCTAGCCTTTCATCATAGCTTAACTTGTTATAACCAAAAGCATTGGCTCCTGCTATCGCTAACCAATCAGCATCTTTCTTAGTCTTGATAACAGCACCCTCATAGAATTGATGTAAGGCTCTTGCAATATCAGTTCCCTGTGGGTGAAAGTGTGCAGTTACAGGATAAAGTCTTGAAGTAAAATCCATTTGATAAACGTGATAAAATTTTTCGCCAAGATAACTTTTCGCTGTGTCTATCATTGAAAGTATTTGAAATCTCTTTACTTTGTTAGCGTGGTTTGTATCATGAATTAAACCTGCGTGGTAACTCCATTGTTTTGTTACCTCCTTATCCTCTCCAAAACCTTCAGGCTTTACTGGTAATTCAAGTGGCTCTCTATCAATCAACCCACCTACTTCTATTCTTTCTTCCCAACAATATACAAGAGTATCAAACACAAATTTATTTACCCCCCACGCAGTACTTGACGCAAGGTTTAGAGCCTTTAGACATACTGTTAAGTTTTCTTCTTGTAACTTTTTTAATGTCTCTTGATTAGTAGTTTTGATAGCTGAAGTCCTGAGTCTCTCTGTGTAATAACCTCCATCAAATAAAGTTGTATATTCTTTAGGCTTATCAAAGCAAGGAAGATACAAAGGATAAGCAGCTATGCGGTTAGCTCTGTTCTTTCTTATCCACTTGTCTGCTACATCAGTGAAGACCACACATGAAGTAGTTGTCTTGCCTACCCTTTTGTTTATTAGCTTTATCATTCCAATATGATTAACAACTAAGTCAATCAAAACCATACCAATTTTTAATTTGTTTTCTTTGCTCCAAGTCTTGAACTCTATACCCTTCTTACTCATGTGTGATCTGACCATATTCTTTTTATAACCTTGATGGTTTGTATCTCTGGTATGATGTTGGATTGCTTTGAAATGTTTAGGGTCTTGCTCTTCAAAGATTGTGTATCGCATTTCATCTTCCAACATCTGACCTATGTTGATTGCTACTTGTGTTGTTACTTTCCCAAGTGACACGTTGTCTATGATGACCTTGAAAGTTATAAAAGAAACCACGTCAATATCAGGAAATTGATTTAGGTATAAAGCAGCTAACGATTTGACTCCCACTTGTCCACTCAAAGATTTATATATATAGTTCTGAGTCTGCTTTGTTAATTCCTCTAGCCCTGCTTCAATCATGTTGCGAGCATAGTATGTTTCAGACTCCCTTCCCTGCTCCCTGAGTTTATTATTCTTACTGATCTTGTTATACCCTGAGATACTAAAGATACTTTGCTCTAGCTCTAGTTGTTTCTTGCTTGGTTTATAGTTCATTGATCTTCTTAAACATATCTTCTAATTCTTCTATTTTTTTAACGTGCGTTTCTATTACATCTTGATAATAAATTTTGTATGGCACTAAATTTTCTTTGTTATAACGATCTTGATACCATTTAATTTGATCGTTATGGTTATCAATTTCTTTTTTAATACTCATATTTAAAAAAGTTTTTTGACTATCTGTAAACTTCATTTGGTTCTCTCCTTTTGTATGTAATCGTGTAGTTTGAAAAGCTTTCTAGTAAGCGGACTATCTAAATCTTTTTTTTCTTTTTTTCTTTGTTTTTCTACATGATGTATTGCAATAAGTATTGACCACTCTATGTCCATACATTGTCTTTCAGTAAGATCAATCCTCATTAGTTCAACACCTCCTTATCTTTTTTTTCTAGTTCTTTTATAAGCTCTCCTAAGAAACCATAGGCAACTCTCATTCTTGATAGTTGTCTTTTATTTTTAACAGCCTGACCATACATAGTCATCATTGTTTTTGTAAGAGTATCAAATGATTTCTCTTCTGTTGTCATCTTAGGTTTAACCATCAGTTCAACACCTCCACTACTGAGTGCATAGAGTTAGGGGCAAGATGAGAATACTTCTCGGTCATCTTTACATCTTCATGACCTAACCAATCTCTGACTATCAGGAGATGTACTCCACGTTGTACTAATCTTGACCCTGCTGTATCTCTAAAGAGATGTATCCTATACCACTTGTGTTGCTGATAACCTAGTTCTTTCTTGACCTTACTGAACACACTCTCAGCCCAATAATAATTATGATCGAATACTATATCCAAGGTGTTGCACTTGTCATAGTATGGCTTGATAATATCTCTTACTTTGTTACTCATTGGTACAGTATTTGGCCTTCCGTTTTTCCTGTATTGAAATGTAATCTGATTCTTTTCAAAGTCAATAAATCTTTTTTCAAGAGTGAGTAGCTCCATGACCCTGCAACCTAGATCAATCAAGCACTTGAATACATCTCTGTGTTCATGATGACCTAGCTCTGTGACCTTATCCAATAGCTCAATTTCCATGTCATCTGTTAGGTAATGAACCTTCTTGTTTTTCTTTACCCTCAATGGCTTGGGAAACTCAGGCATTGCTAAGTGTCCATCATCTTTGCAATCATCAAGTACTAACTTGAGATGCCCCATCTTTTTATTTACTACCTCATTGCAGTTGGGTCTTGCTTTGTTGTAGTCATTCATCTTGCTAATCATACTTGTAGTTATTTTATTTACAGGTATGTTTCCAAGAGCTTCAACATTATGGTTCATGCTGTTGAGAAAATCTTTAGCTGAGATGTCTCCGTTCTTTCTCCTCTTGTAGGTAATGCGAGCAGCTTCCCTGAGTGTTGGTACTTTGTTTTTCATTGTCTCCTTTTGGTTAGTTGTTTTTAATTAGGTCGTCAATCATCTCCATGTATCCTTGCTTGCCGAAGTCAATCAAGTCTTGAATGGAATACTCTCTGGTAGCAAAGCGTTTACCACAAGACAAACAAACCCTAGACCTGTAGGTATAGGGCTTCTTTGTTGCTCTGCTTTCCTGTCTGTGTCTTGTATCTAAATACTTTGTATTAGTACTGCGACACTCTTTGTTAGGACAAACAGCCATAGATTACTTGTCCTCCTTTGGATTGAGAAGTTTATCAATCTTATCTCTTATCTTTCTTAGGTTCTCTATAGTCTCGGCACTTGCTTTGTTGCCATGCTCTGATTCTCTCAAGACGTTATCAATCTCAAGAAACTTTACAAAGCAGCTAACCATAGTTGATGACTTCATATTAGGAAGATGTGCTTCATCTCCCTCGTTATCTTTACAAGCTAGATAACCAACTGAAGTATCGTCAAAGACTCCTGTTTTAAAAGAAATAAATTCTGCTTCTTGCCAGTGACCATCAGGCCAAACGTGTTCGATTCTTGAAGTGTTCATAGTTCCTCCGTTTTAATTTTGTTAATGGTTTTAATAATTTCTTTTTTGTAGTACTCGATAGTGTCATCAAGCATAAGATTGCCCTCTTCATCAGTGGGCGGAAAGATAGTGTAATCACTATCAGTAAGGCACGCAGCCCTATGGAGAATACAATCAAGCTCCATAAGGGTTGCGTGCTTTGATCTAGGCATCAAACATACCTCCAAGTTTCACCTTGTAACTCTGCTAAAGAAATATAATAAGCATACGTTTTGAGAGTCTTGTTGCTATAAATACTGAAGTCCTTTTGAGCAGGGTTCTTAGCATCATACTTACCGATAGGTTTAAAGACACCTTCGATTTTTTGGGCGGGTCGAAACTCCCAACCACGTTCTTTAAGAAACTCAACAGCAATTTCAATTTGACTTTTGCTCATGACATCTCTCCTCTGTACTTCCATACTTCCCCTTTCTTTGGGGCAGGTACAGACTTGAGAGCTTCCCAGATTTTAGAAATGTCTTTAGCATTTTCTTTGGTAATCTGAATACCAATTAGACCATCATCAATTTGTTTGATGTCATCTCTGTAATCGTGGTCAACCATTAGATTTTCCTCCTGTGTTTTGGTTGGTTGGTGGGTATGAAAAAGGGCATACCTGAATACAGTATGCCCGAATGAATTTAAGATGTCAACTCTCGTCTATTGTCTCAACTAAGAAGTACCAATAGTCGTAGTCGTATCCTGCTCCTATGATTAGCCCTCGCTTACTCTTATGCTTGGTCTGTCTAGCCATCAACTGATAGCAAACAAGCTTGGCATTTTCAAAGTCAGATAAAGACTCATCATTTTTCTTCCTGCTTACTATAGGTTCTGAACCATAGTTAACAAAGGTAGCTGTCCATTTCTTACTTGTTAAAGCTTGATGAACTTTGATGCAAGGGTAGAAATAAAACGTCTTGTCATCTTTGGGAATCTTATCCGACTTGTGACCCAAGGTCACAGTTGAATTTAAGAAGGGAACTTTGTTCCCCATTCTTCCGTAGTACATAGTACTTAATCTCCTATCGTTTAAGGTTTAAATGTGAGTGAGAAATGAGTCACTCAGGCAAGCTCCGAAGAGCTTGCAAGCGTGCTTCAATTAGTCAACTGGTATGTACTCTGGGTACTCCTCGGAGAGTCTCTTCTCTATGGTCTTGTAGTCCATATCGAAGTCCAAGATCATCTGTTCCCTTTCGTTTTTAAGATTCTCTTTTTTCTCCTTGGTTTTCTTGATCTTGTCTTTAAGATTCTTGATCTCATCAAGATAATATTCAACCCGATCATCACAGCCCTTGATTGATTCATCTTTCATCTGTAGTTGAAAGAAATATCCTTGGCGGTCATAACCTTCTCGGTCATAGTTGTCATCATCTAAAGCTCTTTCAAGATCATGATGCCTACAGTTGAGGTCATCATCAAAGTGTTCAGTTTCATCTGAAGCACTATAGAGTTCATACATTCTTGAGTGAAACTTATCAAGAATCTTGAAAGACTTTTCAGCCCACTTGAGATAGTAACCTGCTTTCATTTTTAAACCTCCTGCCCTTGGTAGTTAAGAGTGAAGCTTTGTCTAGTAAAAGCATTTTTGAAACATAGTTCTGTATCAGTTCCATACATGAACATAATTTCTTCTCCTGCTCTCATCATTTGACCAACTCTATTGTTGGTAGAAAGAGCTATTGCGAAAGCTCTTTGATGATCGAACATTGTAGGATTGAATCCCATAATTTTTTTCTCCGTTTGGTGTTTTTAAATGAAGTCATAGAGGACTTCAAGGAAGGCTTTGCAGCCCTCCTAGAAACCTTCTTGATTAAGCTTCTCCAAGTACTGTATTAGCAGCCTTGGAAGCGTAAGCAAAGACCTTGAATAACTCTTGAGCAGGGTTCTTAGAATCCTTGATTCTAGATGCCCAACCTCCGAGGTAGGAAGCGTGGTTCTGAGTATCGCAAGTGATCTGCAATCTGTTAGCAATTAGCACTGCTGAGAACTCAGCTACTAGCTCCTCTTGTGGCCTGTATTGAGCGTAGTTGTTTAACCACTTTCTGTTGAGTCTATCTTTGTGACCTGTAGCATGAGCGAACTCATGAGCAAGTGTAGAAAGATAGGCCTCATCATTCTTGAAGTCTTCTCTGTTTGGCATTGTCACTGAGTCAATATCGTCACGATAGTAAGCACTATCTGAGCCATGATTGAGAGAACCTTTTAGCTCATCTTTGAAGATCATTAAACGATCATGAGCTTCTTTGCATCTCTCAGAAAGTGGCCTTGCATTTTCAACACATTTAGTCTTGAAGTCTGCAATCTTTTGATCTAGCTTTTGTTGTGATTTCTCATCAAGTCCGACTAGGTCAGCGACATTAAAAACAGTTGCACCCTTGAAAGTCATTTTCATGTAAAATTCAGGGTTTCCTTCTTTGTCAAGAATAGGGTTGCCGTTATCGTCTTTAGCATCAATCCTGATTGGATTAGGGCGGACGATTCTAGCAGCTTTTGACCCTTTTCTAGGCACACAATTAAATTCTTTTTTAGCTTGCTGATAACCTATCCAGCAAGGCAATTCATAACCCTTAGAGAATTGATACATCTCAAGAATAATTACGTTCATGCCTTGGTAGCGATTGCCAGTAAGGAAATTAATGTGACCTTCAGAAGAGCTAGGTGTCCAAGGTTTAGACCAAGGATTCCTAGAATCTTTATTCTCTTCAAGAATTCTCATGAAGTCATTAAGGATTTCTTCTTCAACTTTTACTCTTGGTTTTGATGAAATAGTCATGGTTTTTTTTGGTAAAGAACGAAGCATTGAGTGCTTCAAGGAAGGGTCATAAATCCTTCCTAGAAACCTTCAGGTTTGTCTGTTAACTAGTGAGCCTTGCCAATTTGCAGTTAACAGTTATGAAATACTCTTTTTGAGGAGCGTGACCTCAGTTCCCACCCGACCTTAATTCGTATCAGTATGAGAGCGTGCCTGACGCAAGTGACAGCCCAATAGCTCCGCCAATCCAAGTATTTATTTTTCAAGGTACATTACCAATATTGCATACTGTATTCAGTATGTCAAGTAATTAATATAAATAATATATATATATATTTTTTTATCCCTCCCTTTTGGATTCCCTATGACCCTTATATATTTTTTGACCCATGCCCCATACCGATTAAAAAGAAAAACAAAAGTGAATCTAAAAATTTGACCAACAAAGAGCCTCAAGAATAGTAGTAATATTCTCAAATTGTAGTGATAGCAGCAGTTTTGACTTATTTATAGACTATTTATCAAGAAATCAAAAGAAAAAAAATAAATCTATAGGGGGTAACGACAAGACCGAGAGAGTGTAAAGGTCTTCAGATTTTTTCACCAAAATTTTTTCTGGATAAGATCACACAGGAAAATCTTTGTACGGAATGGTAGACGCCACCCAGAAAATCCTAGTGTAATCTTAGTGTGAGGAGAGGTATCTTTCTCCTATAGTGCAACCTAATAAGCTCCGCTTATAAAACCATCATCAGATACATTAGAATTTCTTATTTGTTGAGGAGTCATACCCATAGCAGATTGAGATATGGTGTTGTTAAGTAGAGAACCCCAGTTATCGAGGTGTACTGCTAGGAGTTCATCTTTACGTTTGGATATGTTTAGGTCTTCTGTCTGAGCCATATAATCTGTCCAGTATGCAACTGCCCCTGCAAGTGAGTCACAAAGGTCATCATGAACTAGAGAACCTTTATTTCTAGAGATACGACTAAGTTGATAAGCAAGTTGTAGTTTTAATCTACGTTCAGGAGTTTCTTCAGGGTTTGATCTGAAGTCATTATCTATAACTCTGCGGTCAATTATAAGTCTATGAGAGTTCATTACAGGTTCTAGGGTATCTATTATGCGTAATTCTTTAGTTTTGGTATTTCGCACGTCTTTTACCTCACAAGGGTGGTAAGTCATTAGGAAAGGTTTTAGTAATTGTGAAAACATACCACCACCAAAGTTCTGTTCTACGATTATCGTGTTGATTTTATTGACTTTTGCGGTTCTTGCTATGCGTTCTAGGACTCTATCGGAGTAACCTCCCGACAAACCGAAGCACTCTGTAACGAATAAGTTACCATTTAGCATCTTTACACAGGATATAGCTGTCTGGTCTTTACCTGTACCAGAGGGGTCAACGAACATTACGCTACCAGTGTATTCAATGTAGTCTCCGAACTCCTGTGCAGGTCTATGATACCTGTCTCCATTGAATCCAACGCAAGGTAAATCAGTAATTACATACTCAGGAGAGTTAGACCAAATAACTTTTTCAGGTGCGTATTCTTTATTGACCGACATAATTACTAGGTCGTTAATTTTTAAGGGGTATCTATCTTGGTCTGAGAGGGTCGTATCAAGCATGAACTGTAGATTGAACCCTGAACGCCCATAAGACGCTTCACGCTCCATTAGATCAATGGCTGAGAACCTTATAGGGTCAACAGGGTCTTTAGGTTCTACAATTCCTTCTGATAAATTTTTGGCAAGACGTGGAGCAAGACGATCTCCGTAGTTGTTTTTTAGTTCTGGGTATCTAGCTGTCCATATTCGTGTTTCATAGCCACGTTCTTCTAGCGTCAGGTACAAACTGTTCTCTACTTGTGGTGTGCCAAGGAAGGTAATCTTTCCATTAGGTTTTAGTATGGCTTCAAATTCTTTTACAGCTTCGCTTAGTTTGTCTCTCATAGGCTGCGTAAAGCTGTTATTAGGCACTTCACAATCGTCTGCTATGACTTCATCAGCACGACTTCCTGCAAGCTGCGATAAGACCCCTTTAGAGGAGCAGGAGGGTGCGTGATCGGCACTGGCAGGTCTTACATCAAAACTTACCTTACTGTTTCTCTGGTCATCTCTGGGGATTAGTGGAGCTAGTATAGGCATCTCGTTTATAAGACGCATAGTGAAAGTAGTAAAGTTATCAGCCCTGTCTTTACTGGCAGATACCACAAGAAACTTTAATTGTGGGTCTATCCTTAGTCTCCAAACAACGTAAGTACTGGTAATCCAACTCTTACCTACCCCACGAAACCCCTGTATGATCTTTCTTCTAGCCCCATGTTGTAGATATTCTGCTATATCTAGCTGAACAGGTGTAGGGTCTGGTAGATTTAGATGTCTCCAAGTAACGATTAAGAAATATCTAAAGTCAAGTAGCTTTTCTGGTAATTCTTGCAATTATAGTTCGCTAGGTGGAATAGTCTCTAGGTCTGGTAAGTTGTTCATAAGGTCTTCCATTGGGTTATTTTCTACAGGAATACACTCGATACCATTATCTTTTAGGAATTGTCTAGCTACGTTTAAGTCTCCTGCCTTTGCTTCGCCACTTTTTATTAGGTCAAGTATATGTTTAGCTAACTCATAATGTATAGTCTTTAGTAATTTTAAATTTTTATCCATAATTACTAGCTTTTTTGTTTAATATAATCACTTCTGATCTGTCTTGCCAGATAGAAGATACTTTATCTTACCAAAAAAACCTAGCTTTCTAACCTTTTTGTATAGTCTCATACCCTTTTCATAGCGATATAGCTTGGTTTCTATTTCTGATATACGCATTATTGCTGAAGTCAAAAGCAAATCTTGTAGTTTGGTGTACTTAACAAGGTCTAAACAGTATGCCCTTACAGCTTCATCAGGCAGTTGTTCTGTTTCACGTTGCTTTACTTCGATTTCAAACTCTATTTCTGGCGGTGGGTTGCCAACAAGAATCTTGAAAAACTCTTTATGTGTCATATCAATTCATCTTAGGAAACAACTGTTGCTCCAACATATCAACAGCACGATCATCTAGTGTGTTGGTAGTTTGTTTGCAGATAGCTCT